CGGCACGGCTTTGCTTCTTGATGGAGCGGCTATCGGTGGCGGTGGTACAGCCCTTGAGTTGTATGCTGAAAACCCTGTTAGTCCTACAGCACCTTCTGCTGTTGGCAATAATGCTGTGGCTATTGGGAGTGGAGCCGCTACTAGCGGGGCGCAAGATGGTATAGCACTTGGTACAAACGCTGCGGCTGGTAATAAGGGGGTTGCAATAGGCCAAGGGACAGTCGCAGGTAATGGCGGAGTAGCTATTGGAGGCTACACATACGGCGCAACTGCTTCAGGTGCAGGTTCAGTAGCTATTGGAGGCTATATTGCCGATGCAACGGCATCATCTAGCTACGCAGTCGCTATTGGCGAAGGCACAGATGCAACATCTGCCTTTTCTTTAGCTATTGGGAATGATGCACAGGCCGTCAGCGGAGAAAGAGCAACTGCTATAGGGCAGTCCCGTGCTTCAGGAGCTGGCTCTTTTGCAGTAGCTATAGCCAACAACACAGCAACCTATGGGGCTACTGGGGCTAACTCTATTGCTATGGGTAGTGGATCAAAGGCATCCAGTTCCTATTCAATAGCTATTGGGTGGCTAAATACAGCGGGCAACAGGAGCCTTGCTATTGGTGGCCAAAGCTCTACTGCGACAGACAACTCGGTTTGTGTCGGTACATGGGAAAGCAACATTACAAGCGCCTATTCTGCTGCAATAGGTGGAGGCAAGGCATCTGACAAAGGTGTTCAAAACAGGTGGGCGTTTGGTTTAGTGAGTGCTCCTATTTTGGGTGGTGCGCAAGGTGGGCTTTTTGTTAAATATGTACAAACCACCAATGCAACACCTGCTGTATTAAAGTCAAACAGCGGCGCAACAGCATCAACAAATAACCAAGTTATCCTCTCCAACAACTCTGCCTATGCCTTCCACGGTATTATCGTAGCCCGTCAGCAAGCCGAACAAGGCACAGCATCGGCAGCATGGAAAATCGAGGGCTTAATTCGCAGGGAAGGCTCTGCTGGAACGACAGTGTTGGTCAGCAGTACCACGACTGTCTTGGACAATACACCTGCTTGGGGCATGGCCCTCAGTGCAGACACAACCAACGGTGGCCTCAAGATCGAAGTCACTGGTGCAACGGCTACAAACATCCGGTTTGTGGCGACAATCAACACGTCAGAAGTGACGTACTAAAGGAACCCAAAATGGCTATTCAAAAAGACTTATCTAACTCACAGTATGGCGTGCCATTCACAGGCGCTTACTTTCGCATTGTTACAGCGGCAATATCCCGTACTCGTGACGCAGACAGCCGACACACTGTTATGATTGATGTAGCTGGTTATGCAACTGCACCAACTGATGAAGACACTCGTGACATTGAGTTTCGCCGCTACCACTGTTCAATAGCAGAAGTTGAAGCCCAGACAGGCAATGACTTTCTTTCTAAATGTTACGAATGGGTCATGACGCAGGAGGATATGGCTGACTCGGTAGGCGTCTAAGTAGAGATGAGTTATAAACCAGACCACCTATGTTCGGAACCGTAGCCTTCGCACAATCGCCCTACGCCGCCACGGGGAGTAACATCTTCCAAAGTGTGGTGGGAGAGACTGCGGCAGCGTCCGACTCACTAGCCTCCCTGCCCACGGACACAGCCCGAATTGCGGAGAGTACCAGCGTTGCTGATAGCCTACTCGGACGGCTTACGTATGCGGCGCAGTTTATCGACACCGTAAGCAGCCAAGACGCTAGCGGTACCCAGTTTGTTGGGTACGCGTTCGTTTTTGACGCGGCCTTCGGCCTCGACGTGCTCACTTCAGCGGCGACGTACACAGCCCGAATTGCGGAGAGTACCAGCGTTGCTGATAGCCTACTCGGACAGCCCCTTTGGGTTTTGATCAACAATACACAAGATGCCGAGTGGACCAACATCGCGGCAGTTTAAGGACACTCAATGCCAAGCACATACTCACCAGACCTACGCATCGAACTCATCGGCCTCGGCGAACAAGCTGGTAGCTGGGGCGCGACCACGAACACCAACCTCGGCACGCTGATCGAAGATGCCATCTCGGGGTATGTCTCGGTGTCTGTTACGTCTGCCAACCAAGCCCTGAGTGCTAGCAACGGCGCCGCCGACCAAGCACGAAACGCAGTTTTAGCGTTGACAACCACTACCGGGGCAAACTTCGCGGTCTACGCGCCCCCGACTGAGAAGACGTACACCGTCTATAACGCTAGCGCCTATACCGCAACGATTTACAACTCCACAGTACTAGGCAACACCACTGCTGCGGGTGCCGGGGTTGTAATCCCAACGGGTAAAACAGTAACGGTTTGGACTAATGGGACTGCTTTTGCTTTCCAGAACAACCACATTTCCTCGCTAACACTGGCAACAGATTTAGCCGTAGCAGATGGCGGTACTGGCGCATCCGATGCGGGTACAGCAAGAACAAACCTCGGCGTAACCGCCACTGGTGCAGATACTGCATACGCTTTCCGCGCAAACAACCTGTCTGATTTGGCTAGCGCCCCCAGTGCTCGCACGTCGCTTGGCCTCGGCAGTATTGCTACACAGAACTCCAATGCCGTATCTGTTACTGGCGGAAGCGTTACAGGCATCACAGATATAACCGTAGCAGATGGCGGTACTGGCGCATCTACTACTGCTAGCGCAAGAACAAACCTTGGCGTGGCTATTGGCTCTGACGTGCAGGCTTACGACGCGGACTTAACAGCGCTTGGCGGACTGGCTAAAACTAACGGTAACTTTATTGTTGGTAACGGCACAACATGGGTTGCGGAAAGCGGCGCAACTGCTCGCACGTCGCTTGGCCTCGGCAGTATTGCTACACAGAACTCCAATGCAGTATCTGTTACTGGCGGAAGCGTTACAGGCATCACAGATATAACCGTAGCAGATGGCGGTACAGGGGCATCAGACGCCGCTACAGCGCGGACAAACCTTGGCGCAGCCCCGCTCGCCTCTCCAGCGTTTACCGGCGTTCCTACAGCCGCAACTGCGGCGTTTAGTACAAGTACGACTCAACTAGCTACTACTGCATTTGTTCAAACGGCATTGCAGGCTGTCTACCCAATTGGTTCTATTTACATAAGCACAATTGCAACCAATCCCAACACAACGTTTGGGTTCGGTACTTGGGCCGCGTTTGGCGCTGGTAAGGTTTTAGTAGGCCAAGACACAGGGGACGCCTCCTTTAATACGCTTGAGGAGACTGGCGGTAGTAAAGACGCGACCTTGCCGTCACACACCCATAGCATCACCGACCCGGGGCACATACACGCTGCCCGCACGCTACCTAATGCAATTGCTGGAACTGCCACAACCGCTGTTCGGTTAGATGGAACCACTTTTAGTAATGATATTGTCCAAACTGCCGTAACAGGTATTACTGTCAACTCTGTCGGCTCAAGCGCGACTAACGCTAACCTGCAACCGTATGTTGTTGTGAAAATGTGGAAGCGCACCGCTTAATCCGCCGTGATTGCTGAACTTGCTGTTGCCAATGCTGCGTTTGCAGTTATTAAAGAAACTGTTGCTAATGGTGGAGACATCATGGCAGCGGGGCAGCACCTGTTCAGCTTCTTTGATAATAAAGCGGCGATAGCTAAGAAAGCCAACGCAAGCGGCTCGGATTCAGAAGCGTTTTTTGCACTAGAAGCTATCAAACGGGACGAACAAGAGCTGCAAGAAATAATGATCTACTGCGGGCGGGCGGGGTTGTGGGACGATTGGTTGCAGTTCCAAGCTGATGCAAAGCGTAAACGAGATGCAGCGGTCAAGGCGGAAGCACTAGCTAGATACAAGCGTAAACAAACGATCTGGGCGTGGGTTAACGGTATTTTGATAACGGTGTCTGTTTTGTCTGGCGTGATTGTTATCGCTATATTGGTGTGGGCTATATATACAAGGGGCGGAAATGGATGAACTTATTTCAATGGTTAAGGGCTTCGCGCCCGGTATTGCTACTGTACTTGGTGGCCCTCTGGCTGGCATGGCAGTTAGTGCGCTTTCTAAACAGCTTGGCGTCAAAGACGAAGTAGATGCGGTGATGAAAGCCATCACTGCCGACCCCGAAGCTGAAGCAAAAATAAAACAGCTTGAGCACGACAAATTCAAAGCGATTCTTGCCGATAAAAACAGTGCCCGCGAGCGCGAGATGGCTATCGCTTCAAGTGCGAATGCGCCTCTACTTAACAAAATCGTTACCCCAGCTCTTGCTCTGGGTGTCACAGGCTTATCGTTCCTGCTGTTCGCGGTGCTCATCTTTGTGGAGGTAAAGCCAGAGGCCAAAGACATCCTGATCTACATCTTGGGCGTGCTATCCGCTGCCGTAACACAAATTCTCTCTTACTACTTTGGCTCCAGCGTTGGTAGTAAAGATAAGGGCGATCAGTTAAGGTCCATTGTGAAATAGTTTAGGAGTACGTCATGTCGTTCTGGTTGCCTGTTGTTTTTATTTGTCTCAGTGGCGGCAATTGCGGGTTTGCTAACGGCAGCTTAACGGCGACAGCTAGTCAGTGCGAGAAGACGAATTACGCCGTCAGACAGAAGCTGGCCACAGACCTAGATGTTGCAAGTTTTAAACTTGTCTGCATACAAATAAAGAAGAACGAATTTATATGAAACTAACAGCCAATTTCTCCCTTGTGGAGATGACCAAAAGCGAAACCGCCCTGCGCCATGACATCGATAACACCCCTGATGCCGAGCAGCTAGAGAACCTGACCATCCTGTGTGAGTGCGTGTTACAGCCTGTGCGTGAGCGCTTCGGCATGCCCGTTAAAGTCAACTCAGGCTTTCGCAGTGTTGAGGTAAACACTAAAGTGGGCGGCTCTAAAACGTCAGATCACTGTAAGGGTATGGCTGCGGACATCGAGATTCCCGGGGTGGCTAACGCTGAGCTGGCACAGTGGATCGTGGATAACCTAATCTTCCGCCAAGTCATTCTTGAGTTCTACACTCCCGGCATCCCAGATTCAGGCTGGGTGCACGTCAGCTACAACCCCAGCGACAACAAGAAGCAGGTGCTTACCGCTACTAAAAAAGACGGTAAAACTGTATACTTACCCGGACTCGTTGCTTAAGAGACAAATATGCCACTACAAGCGCTTAAATTTCGACCCGGGGTCAGCCGAGACAACACTACCCTAGCCAATGAGGGCGGCTGGTATGAGTGCGACAAAGTGCGTTTCCGTTCTGGCTTCCCCGAGAAAATTGGCGGTTGGGCTGTTGACACTGGGGCAAACACTTCAGCACTGCCGCCGCCGAGTGGGTCGTTCTGGGGCGTCTGCCGCTCCATGTGGAACTGGGTCTCCCTAAAAGGGCGCAACTACTTATCACTTGGCACAGAACTAAAGCTCTATATACAAGACTCCACGAACGGTGATGTTGTCGATATTACGCCGCTACGCACTACATCTACTATTGCGTCAAACGCGTTTACCACTACGGACACCTCAACTACAGTTGTAGTAAACGACACCGCGCACGGCGCACAGACCGGCGACTTTATTGTGATCTCCGGCGTGAGTGGGGCGATTAATGGAATTTCTGATACCGACTTAAATACCGAGTTTCGGGTCACGTATATAGCCGCCACCACGTTCTCCATTGAAGTGGCTACCCCCGCTACGTCTAGCGGAACCACTGGGGCGTGCGATATTGCCTACCAAATAAATACAGGCTCCGTTATTTTTACAACCGCCACTGGATGGGGTGCGGGCGGTTGGAGTGGGGTAACTACCGGGTTCGCTAGTACTGGGTGGGGAGAGTCCGCAGCTACTGGGGTGAAAGTTGATTTACGTCTCTGGAGCCAGATTAACTACGGAGAGTACCTCCTCGCCAATAATCGGGGCGGCCCTCTTTATCTGTGGGCTCCCGCCGTGTCCGCGAGCGCCGTGTTTCGGGCGCAGGAGTTGTCAAGCACCAACACAAATACACAAGACAGCATAGCCTACTGGACCACGGATTCTAGCTGCCCAAGCGCGTGCAACATTGTTCACGTATCAGACTCTTCACGCTTTGTTATCGCCTTCGGGTGTAACGATTATGGTGAAACGGAAATTAACCCCTTGCTAGTGCGTTGGTCAGACCAAGAAGACTACTCTACGTGGGCGCCCGCCATTACTAACCAAGCGGGTAGTTTTACGCTGTCTTCTGGCTCCGAGATTGTGGCTATCAAGCCTCAGCGTCAAGAAATACTGGTGTTCACAGATGCGGCGCTGTATTCCATGCAGTACCTTGGCCCTCCATATGTGTGGGGTTTCCAGCAGATGGGTACGAACATCTCCATCGTGAGTCAAAACGCTGTGGCTACGGCTGCCAACGTTACCTACTGGATGGGCGCAGATAAATTTTATGCGTACGATGGCCGTGTACAAACACTCCCCTGCTCCCTGCGCCAGCACGTATTTGCCAATATTAACATCGACCAAATTGAGCAGACTATTGCCGGTACAAACGAGGGCTTCAGTGAAGTCTGGTGGTTCTATTGTTCAGGCACATCTACTACGGTTAACTCCTACGTGGTCTATAACTACGCGGAAAACATCTGGTATTACGGCACGCTGGCACGAACTGCATGGCTAGACTCACCGCTTCGCTACTACCCAATAGCTGCGGGGTATAGCGGCCAACTGTTCTACCATGAGAACGGCGTTGACGACGGCTCTACAAACCCACCTAGTGCTATTGAGTCCTTTATCCAATCTGCGGACTTTGATATTGGCGAGGGGCACAACTACGGGTTTATCTGGCGTATGATTCCCGACGTGAGCTTTACAGGGTCAACAGGCGCAGCCCCACAGGTTACGTTGACTACTCGCCCGCGTCAGAACCCCGGCGCACCCTATGGCGCGGCTGCTACTCCAACGGTTAGCAGTGCTAATAACTACACCAACACACGTGATCACGTTGTGCAGGAATTTACTGAGGTTGTGTATACCCGCATTAGGGGTCGCCAGATGGCGTTTAAGATCAGCTCCTCAGAGGTAGGAACGGCTTGGCAGTTGGGCGCTACTCGAATCGACATGCGTTCCGATGGGCGTCGCTAATGGCTAACATTCTTACTTCAGGTCAGACTCTTGCGCGGACGGTTGCGCCTCGGTTACCTACGGCACCGGGTGCCTATGATCGTCAGTTTATGGAGCAGCTCAATAACGTTCTACGTCTGTACTTTAACCAGCTAGATAACATTCTGGGGCAGATGAGCGCAGACTCGACGGTTATCCCCCCAACAACGGTATTTACGGTCGCAACGCTACCTAGTGCGGCTACTTCTGGCGCTGGGTCTAGGTCTTTTGTGTCCGACGCAGCGAGTCCTACGTTTGGCGCTACCGTTGCGGGTAGTGGGGCTGTGACCGTCCCTGTGTACTCTGATGGGACTAACTGGAAAGTTGGATAACCCCCGCTTCCCATTTGTACTTTGACCTATTAAAATATAGCTATGAACAACCTACACCCAATTGCGCAGTCTGTCCAGTCACAAGGTCGCGGCGAAGATACCCAACTGGTGCACATGACCCCCGGCGAAGTGCAAGGCTTGCAGGCACTAGCTAAGGCGCATGGCGGCTCCCTAACAATTAACCCCGAGACGGGTCTGGTCGAAGCAGGCTTCCTAAAGTCCATTCTCCCCACGGTTGCTGGTGTTGGGCTGTCTATGATGGGCGTTCCGCCCCCGCTAGCTGCGGGTATTGTGGGCCTTGGTACTACTGCGCTGAACGGTGGTGATCTGGGTAAAGGTTTAATGGCGGGTATCGGCGCGTATGGTGGAGCAGGTCTAGGTCAGAGTCTAGGGCTTGGCGCGAGTTCGGGATTGGTTTCAGGGGCTCCGGCGGTTAACAGCTCTATACAAGCAGCAAACACAGGGTTGGCTACGCAAGGAGCTTCAGGTCTTGGAACTTCCGCCGCACAAAGCGCGTCAGCAAACAACTTTCTGACCCAATCGGGTATGACTGGGTTACCACAGGCCAGTTTGGCTCCGCAGGGCCTAGGCGCTATTCCTCAAACCGTTACGCCTATGGCTACCTCGGCAATGGGTAAGCTGGCAACACCGGGTTTCTACGGTGATAACGCTTTAAATATAGGCGCTGCTGCGGCGCCAATGCTGTTCCAAGAGCCCAAGACTCAATCTGCTCCTGTAGACAATGAGCAGTACCAATACACATACAACCCCGGTAGGGCATCTCAATCAGACTTAGACGCGCAACGTTTGGCCAATCCGGGCGGCGAACTGCGGTATTTCACACCTTCTTATCAAGGGCCAAATAAAGTTCGGGTTGCTCAGGGCGGCATCTTGGGGTTAGCCGAAGGCGGCATGCCAGAAGAGTACACGTTCGATCCCGTAACTCAGCGATACACTAAGAAGCCCGGTGTTGCGCCCACAGCCCCTATAGCAGCAGTTACGCCTATCGGCATCGACGCGTCTGGTGGGTATGAGTCAACCATGACAGACGCTCAGTTTGACCAACAGCAGATGCAAGGCGCTCTTAATTTAGAGACGGGCCGCCAAGCCATGTTCGGCGCTCCTGAAGTCACCGGCCCTGTGCAACAGGTAGATATGAGCACGCCATACGGCAGCAACCAAACGTTCAGCGCAACGGCGGCGGCACAAGCAGAACAAGCCGCAAATATTAACTCGTCTCCTGACGTAGGTGTGGGGGGCCCAAGCGGCGGCGGCGGTTTTAGTGGCGCGGACGCGGACGGGGGTTTCGGCCCCTCTTCCCCCGGGGGTATGGCTGCCGGTGGACTTATGGGTTTAGCTGCTGGCGGTATGGCTAAGGGAGGTTTTGTTGTCCCCGCCGACGTTGTTAGCGCCTTGGGTAACGGTAGTACTGATGCGGGTTTACGCTCGCTAAAAGCTAAGTTTGGCGCGGTTAAGCATATCAAGGGTAAAGGCGACGGCCTGAGCGACTCAATTAATACCAGCATTGACGGTAGGCAGCCCGCTCGTGTTGCTGATGGTGAAGCGTATATCGACCCTAAGACCGTTGCTAGTATCGGCAAGGGCGACCCCAAGAAAGGCGCTCAAAAGTTATACGCTATGATGGATAAAATCCGTGGTCAAGCGCATGGTAAAACCACCCAGCAACGTAAAGTAGACCCCCGTAAAGTCGTGTAATGCAAGTTCAACGTGTAGACATCGCGCATGTAAATCAAGTTTGGCCCATGGTCGAGCAGTTTGTTGCGAACGCACTTGAGCACTCCTGCGGGGACTATACGATCGAACAAGCCAAAACGCTTGTGGTTATGGGGCACTGGACTTTAATAGTCGCGGTTGATGATACTGGCGTTCAGGGCGCAGCTACGGTATCATTCAGTAATCGCCCAAATGACAGGGTAGCGTTTATCACGACTATTGGCGGCAAACTAATATCTAGCGCAGATACTTTTGCCCAGCTTAAACAAGTTCTTGCATCTACTGGTGCTACATATATTGAAGGTGCGGCGCGTGAATCCATTGCCCGCTTATGGTCTCGGTATGGTTTTGCCGAGAAGTACCGAATCGTTGGAGTAAAAATATGAGTATGTCTCGTCGTGATCTATATGCCATGGGTGAGCCTTTTGGCGATTCTGCTACGCAGCACAAAGTTGGGGGCGGTCGTATTTATGGCGGTGGCGGCTCTGGCGGTGGCAGTAGCTCGGGTACGTCTACGCAAATACAGGATGTACCAGATTGGGCCAAGCCCTACGCCAAAGAAAGTCTCGGTAAAGCCGCTGCGCTAACGGACACCACACAGAACCCGTACCAAACGTACGACCAGTCTCGGCAAGCGGGTTTTACTGACCTGCAGAATCAAGCCTTTACTGGCGCGCAAAACATGGGCCCCTCTGCGGCTATGGGCACTGCTGCGAATATGGCTGGTACTGCGGGCTTAGGCGCGCTTAATGCCGGGGCAAACTTTAACCCTTATCAAGCGCAGAACCAGTTTAGCTCGCCTCCGTCGTATCAGACAGGGCAGTTTAACCCTAACCAAGTGCAAGGCGGTGGCTACAACGCTCCCTCTATGAATACTGCGCAGACCGGGTTTAATCCCCAGTTGCAGAATTATCAGATGGGCCCAGCGCAGCAGGTTAGCACGCAGAGCTTTAATCAGTCCGGGACCGCGCAAGATTACATGAATCCCTACATGCAGAATGTGGTGGATATTCAAAAGCGAGAAGCTCAACGGACTGCAGATATTGCGGGCACACAGCGCGGTGCGCAAGCGGCTAAAGCTGGTGCTTTTGGTGGGTCGCGCCAAGCGATTATGGACGCCGAGGCTAACCGCAACCTGTCGCAACAGTTGGGGGACATCCAAGCTACAGGTTCACAAGCTGCGTTTCAAAATGCTCAGCAGCAGTTTAATGCTGAACAAGCCGCAGGCCTACAAGCACAGCAGTCTAACCAGCAGGCCGGTATTACTACGGGCGGGCAGAATCTCTCTGCAAATATGGCTACGCAACAGTTGGGCACGCAAACAGGACTACAAAGTTCGCTGGCTAACCTCAGTGCGGAGCAGCAAGCTAATGTGCAAAACCAAGCGTCTCAATTGCAGACTCAGGGCCTTAATGCTCAGCAGGCAATGCAGGCAGCTTTATCTAATCAGCAGTATGGTTTAGAGTCCCAGAAGCTGGGAGAGCAGTCACGTCAATTTGGGTCTGGGCAGAATATGACCGCCGCTCAATTACAAGCGCAGTACGGGTTGTCTGGGCAGCAACTTGCTGAACAGTCTCGTCAGTATGGTGCAGGGTTAGGTATGCAGGGCTTTCAGACGGCGCTTACCGGCGCGGGGCAACTATCTAACATAGGCCAGCAAACATTCGGCCAAGAGATGGACATTAACAAGCTGCGGCAGCAATACGGTACGCAGCAGCAGGCGTTTGACCAGCAGGGTAAGGACAACAACTATCAGGACTTCCTGAACCAACAACGCTACCCATATCAACAGCTAGAGTTTATGAACTCCATGCTGCGCGGCACCCCAATGGGCACTGTGCAGTCTATGTACCAGCCCGCGCCTAATCAGTTATCTCAAGTCGCCGGTCTTGGCGCTACCGCGTACGGTATAAGTAGAATGGCTGAGGGCGGGGCCGTTAAAGGTTACGCAGTTGGCGGCGGTATTACTGGCCTGCTAAACGACTCACAGTTGCAGCAGCGTACTCAGATGCCGACCGTATCTACGCTGGGTAGGATGGCCGCACAAGACGAGATGCAAGACCGTGCACAGATGCGGTCTGGTTCTGCACAACAAGCCCCCCAAGATGGGCAACCCTCGGTAGCTGACGAATACATGATGTCTCGTGGTGTCGCAAGCCTACCCACTGGAGAGATGGACTTCGCTGGCGGCGGTATCTTGGCATTTGCGGCGGGCGACGTAATTCCCGGCCCTGCTAACCCCGATCCTCGACGCGGCGCAAACTACCCTCAGTACGGGCGCATGCCTAGTCCCCCTATGTCAGCCGCGGAGCGTGCCGAGTTTGAGCGCAAGAAAGAAATGGGCGGTCTCGGCCTCGCATACGAGTACTTGAGTAATATCGGTAGAGACGACGGTCAAGTACGCCGCGACGCAATAGGCAAAGAGGCCGCTAGCGAAGAGATGACTAAGCCATACAACGACAGTCAGAGATTTGCAAACCAAGCCGCTGCTAACCAGCCGGGCGTAACAGGACAAGCCGAACAAGGCGCTCCCCCTGCGGATACTGGTGGGAAAACAGGTCAAGGCGGAGCTGGCATAGGCGCTCCCCGTGCGATGGGTAAAGACGGCTTTGTAGATATGTTTAAAACGCCTTCCGGTACTTTTGATGCAATGCGAACTGAGCAGGGCAACGTAAATAAAGCTAAAGAAGATGTAGCTAATAAAAGCCGTGCATCCCTTGAAAAAGATCAAAAAGAAATGGGTGAGTATGGTACTGAGCGTGAGGCTAAGCTCAAAGACCAAGAAGCTGGGTTGGCAGGGCTGGAGAAGCGTAACCAAAGCATGGCGTTCATCGAGGCGGGTCTGGCAATAATGTCTGGCAACTCCGCTAATGCCTTTGAGAACATCGGTAAAGGCGCGCTGATTGGTACCAAGGCGTACAAAGAAGGCATGGACAAGATCGACACCAAGCGTACTAAGCTGGACGAGGCGTTCATGAACCTGTACGACATACGTCGCGGTGAGACGGTTGCCAACAAGAAAGAGCTGCGTGCGGCGGAAACCGCATTTGAGTCCGCTAAAGTTGATAGCGCTCAAGCCTTGGCCAACATTACCGGCGAGGAGACTAAAAACAACTTGACGAGCTTCTCCAAAGGTATTGACGCGTACCTTACGAGCAAGCAGAGTGCATTGGACAACGCTTCACGCGAGCGGATTGCCGGAGCCTCTAACGAGGCAGCCATAACTGCCGCGCAGCTACGCTCCGATGGTAAAGAGCGAGGCTATAGATTACAAGCGGAACGAGCAGTACAAGCTGCGCTTAAAACCGACTTTGCATTGGCCGCAAAGGTTCGGAATGACAAAACCGGTCAGGTAATGCGAGACCTTATTCGAGACAAGTACAACGAGCTTGGAGGTGGACAAGATAATAGCGGGGACAGTACAATGGACTACACTCTGCAGGGACAACGTATCAAATAGCCCTGCCAACCCCACGAAAGTGAGACCCCATGGCGATTATTGCAAGACTGGCGGATGGCCGAAGACTCCGCTTTCCTGATGGCACCGACCCCGCAGTCATCGACCAGACAGTCCAACGCGTAATTGCCGAAAGTCAAACCGCTCAACAGTCAGAGATACCGCAAGAAGACCGTGAAGGTTTCGGTGCTGCTGCTGCAGCGTCCATGGCTCGTATGGAGGGGGAACGGGCTCTCGTCAAAGGTAAGTCTGGCCTAATCAGCGAAGAAGAGGCGATGCGCGTATACAACGCGCAAAAAGCTGAGGCCGATCGGCTCTTTACTCCTACAGACGACACCTTCTCATTTCGCAATCTTAAAGAGCTGGCCGGGGGCTCTCTGCCGTATATGGCGGCCCCAGTTGCTGCAGGTGTTGCGGGCTCAGTTTTAGGTACGCCCGTAGTCGGTATTGGCGCATCGTTTGCCGCCTCTGCTGCGCAGTTCTCTGGCTCCAACTTGGCACGTCAGATCGACGAAGGTAAATCTTTCCAAGAAGCCTCTGGCGCTAAAGCCCTTGCTGGTGCGATTCCTATGGCGGCGTTAGACACGTTTGCACTGGGTAAGATTCCCGGCGTTCGCCAGATTCTAGGCCGCGCTGGTATTGAGGTGTCTGAAGATGCCGCCGCCGCTATTGCCCGTAAGGGTGTCGCCAATGCCGCAATAGACTACACAACGGCTACTGGTAAAGCCCTGACATACGAAGGCGCAACTGAAGCCGGACAGCAATTCGTTGAGCGTCTGCAGGCTGGATTAAACATTGCCGACGAATCCGCACGTGGGGAGTACTTTGAAAGTTTTATTGGCGGGGCTTTACTAGGTGGTGCCATTGCCCCAGCGGGTCGATTCGTAGAACGCCGTAGTGCCCAGCAAGCCATTGACGCCGAGAAAGAAGTTGGCCAACGAGCGGAAGTAGAAGATCGGATTATTGCTGCGCAAGCTGAGGAGGAGGGCCTCGCCGCCGCAAACGAAGTTGATCCCGAAACTCCAGTTAACGATTTACTGCGAGAGCGGTCACAGCTACTTATTTCAGGTAACGCCGACTCTATAACTACAGCGCGCATTAGAGCGCTTGAGAAGGTCATCAAGCCTCAAGTCAAAGGCGATATTGCCACGCTAGAAGAGGACTTGCTTGGCGACTTTGTGCAGCCTCCTGTCGACCAAGAAACTGAGGTAGACGACGCACCTACCCTGACTAAAGCGGAAAGCCGTCTTGAACGTCAAGGGGCACTAGATGCCGGACAGATAGAGTTACCCCTACGTCGCACACCGGCAGGACAACCAACAACTACTCCTATTCCCGGGCCTGTGCCTGAAGGAACGCTATCCCTGCAAGACATTATGGACACAAATGTCCCGATGAAAACCTCAAAGGGCTGGTTCGAGGAGAACGTAGTAGGGAAAACCCTAGAAGAAGTGCAGGCGCTGGTTACTGCGGACCCAACCTTGATTGACAATAAAGGACAGCGGGCCAAAGTACTGCGTGAGATACTAGCACCTATACCCCCCGCATTTAAAGAGGCCCCACGTGACATTATCCTTGCAGAACCGGGACTTACCGATGGACCCGCAGCTACCGAACCTACCGTTTCTGAGCGAGCAACAGATGAGTCAAGCTTGGGCCTACCTGATGTCGCCGCTCCCATTGCTGACCCCACCGGAGAGCCTGCAGCATCTGAACAGTCGGGAGTGGTCAGTACTGGACTACCTGCTGGAGATGGAACTACTCCACCTAAGCGAAGCCGTGCACGTGCACTAAAACCTGTTCGAGCCGCCGAAGTACCTGTAGGAGCGGAGCTTACTAAATGGCGTAATACCAGCTCTGACGCAAAAGCTCCCGGCGCACTGGTTGGCAATGCCGAGGTAGAGGCGTTCCTGCATGCTATAGACACGCAAGATGCTGCCGGTGCGCAGATAGCCATTGACGATATAGCGCGAGTTCTACGTAGCCTGCCCGCAACGGGTAAGCAAGCTGCCCGCAGGTTTGTTAAGTACATGAATAAGCAGACGGATGGCGGCTTTGACGGCCCGTTAGATGCTGCGTTTACCCGTATTAGGGAAATCCCTAGCGGCTCTGGCGTTAACAAGGATTACCTTGAGCCTGTGCGCATTACCAAGGGTAACCAAGTCGTGCGGGGTAGTCAGCGTTTACTTGTCCCCATGAACGATGCGGCTGCTAGAGAGTATTTCTCGGAACGCAGGCTCGGCGAAACAGCGAGCGCGCTGGACACAATAGATGAGGCCGCACCGACAACCGCAACACCTCAAGCCGGTCAGCAGGAATTAGACTTCACTGCTACGCAACCCGAGCCCGAAGTACTCAGCCTTGGCGAAACTCCGGACCTGACTCAAAACATACCGGCAGTTGCACAAGGCGAACTAAGCCCGGGGTCTACCTCTACCACGACAATCGAACGCGCCGGTAAGACAACTACAACCTCAAAAACCACACCCAAGAAAGCCACACCTAAGAAAGCCACACCTAAGAAAGAGGAGCCCAAAAAAGAGGAGTCTGAGAAATCTACGGCAGACTCCGTCGCTTCATTTAAACAGACAGTGAAAGACAGTGAGCTTAATCGCGTGCCGCCCGGCCCAATTAGACGCGCTGTAAACATGATGTTTGAGGCTTTTGAAGACACCGCAGGAATTGACTTTGTAGATAAGTTTCGCACGTTGACTGTTGATGCTGGGGCTTCCGCGGAGCGACGCTTAAATGTGTTGTTTGACGGCGCTGTTCGCTCAGCCAAAGGCATCATCAACCCAATGGGGTTGTACCGCCAATCGCAAGATAGCAGTAAGCTCTTGACGGATTGGTTTATTGACGGCGCGCTTAAAAAAGAAGAGTTAACCAACCTCTACAGCACTGTTAAAGGTAAAAGCTCAATGAAAGCAGTGCTGGACATGGTCCAAGCATGGGGTAAGGCTAACGGCCTTGAGTTTAAAGATGCGTACAACACGCTTTCTAAAGTGCTTGAAGCCAAGCGTCTGGACTCGCTGCGCGAGGAAAACAAAAGCATTGCGGACCCTACGGAGAGGTACGGGATTAACCCACTCTCAATGGAGCGCTTGAAGAAAGACAACATTAGTGTAAATCAGCAGATAGACGAGGCGCTGGAGTTTGCCAAGATACATAAAAAAGAAGTTGATGCAATTCAAGACGCCATGGACGGTATTCGTTTTGACCTAATCGACGGCATGGTATCTACTGGCCGGTTAACTGCGGTGGACGGTGTTAAATGGAAAAAGAACTCAAACTACATTCCGTTTGACCGTATGCAAGAGTATGAAACTGCGTTCCGCACGCAAAAACGTACCGGTAAAGGTATCTCTCAAGCTGGCAAGCTGCCCAAGTTTCTCGGCTCAGACACGCGCGAAGTTGCCAACACCTTTGACAACTTTGTAAAGACTTCTGGGTGGATGATTGAGCAGACTCTAAAACAAGACGCTAACCTTTCTACACTCAAGATGCTGGAGCGTTTGGGTCAAGCTACTCGTCGCAAACTTAAAGGCACCATATCGGACACAAAACTAGTGCCCGCATTTGACAAGGGTGAGCAGGTCTACTACGAGATGCCTTCTCGCTGGGATGTCTTGGCGTTTAAAGACCTTTCGCCGCCAAAAGGTGCGATTATCAACTTCCTGTCCACTTTCTCTAACCTCTTACGTACAACTATTACGTCTCTGCCACCATTTGCGGTTCGTCAGCTTGTGAACGACATCCAACGGGGCTACGTTACATCCGGTCTTGAGCAACCATTAAAAATAGTGGGCCCCGCGCTGCGCAACTTTATAGTAATTAGCAAGGCCGAGCTAATGGGCAAGCGTCACCCGTCCGTACGTGAGTTTGGGCAAACGGGCGTTATTGGTGATTTCGACCTTAACACGCGTGACCCCATGGCCTCTATTCTGTATGACCTTGGCTACCAATCACGTGGAAAAGTAAAGGGCCTGTTAAGCCGGTTAGAGGGTATTACCCGTGCGTCTGACTTGGCGGTGCGTAAGGCGATTTACGATCAAACCATGGTTGAGAAGCAGGACGTACTGCTGGCTACTACTCGGTCTCGCGAGTTTATTAACTTCCGTAGGCGTGGGGCTAGTACTGTGCTGCCTGCCCTATCAAGCACCATTCCGTTCTTTAACGCTTACCTGCAAGGTATGGACGTGCTACTTCGCGCCGCCACTGGTAAATCTGCAGCCGCCGGGCTAGATAAATCCGCCGCAAAAAAGCTATTCTATACAAAGGTAACGCAGATGGCTGCGTTCTCAGCGCTGTACGCCATCATGTCTTCTGGGGAAGACTACTACGACGAGGCGGGTCTACAAGTTCGCCACAACAACTGGATGTTACCCGGCGGGATCAAGTTTCCAGTGCCAGAAGAATTGGGCGCAATCTTCAAGGTGCCTGCGGAGATGTTGGTCGAGTACTTCCAACGTAACGGCACGAACGAAGAGATGAAAGCCGCAGACGCAACCTTTACCGCACTGAAGTATGCGTTTGCTCAATACTCCCCAATCGGCGGGCGCATGACTCCAATCCCTGCCGCCATCAAGCCCGTCATTGAGGCGGTTACAAACTACTCGTTCTTTACAGGACGCGAACTGGAGGGTGTCTACCAACGCAGTCAACTTCTGCCATCACAGCGTACACGTGGTAACACCAGCGAGCTGGCACAGGCAATATCAAAGTTCACGGAGTCTTTGCTCGGCGAAAACAACGCCATCTCCCCCATCATGATCGACAACACACTGCAGGGTTACTTTGGCTCTGTGGCGGGCATAATCACGATGGGTACTGACCAGTTGATAAACCCCGACCGTATGGACCGCCCACTGCAGAAGTACTGGATGCTGAGTAACTTTCTATATGACCCAATTGGCAGTCGCCGCTTGGACGAATTCTATGAGTTGCGCAGCAAGACGTTTGGCGTAAAAGGTACGCTGGAAAAACTATCCAAGGAAGACCCCGATGCCGCATTAAAGTTTGCGAACGAGCACATAAACGAACTGGCGCTTGCGCAGGGTATCGGCTCGGCACTGGCGCAACTCTCCGACACGCGTAAGTACAAGAACTACTTGAACTCAAATATGGCGGCCCAGTCACTGGACCAAGAGGAGCGTGCGACCGGTATGGAAGAGACTCGCCGTATAGAGAAGGAGCTGGTAGGTTGGCTACGTGAAGTTCAATCGGATATGAACAAGGCTAAGTAACTCGCCAGACGCGCACACCATAGAGTCCGTACTCGCAACGATTGCGGGTCTCTATGCGTATGCGTAGCCATCTAGTGTACGGACGTAACGCCTTGTGTACGTCCTCTGCCTGCGCCGTTGTAGGTAAGAAAAAGGACGAGCCTTGTGTCAGCCTGTCCCACATTATGTAGAAGGTTACCCCTAGAAACGGGAACACGTTAATGTCCTCGCTCGGGATAGCTGGCTTCTTAAAGGGCTTGGTCTTCGTTAAACGCCGTCGATTCGATGCCAATTAGTGCTCCGTCAAAAATGTAACATCTCACGGGGATACCGCTCATGCTGCCTAGCGCTCCTGCACCAAGACGAGTCAGGTGCGACTTGCCCTCATGCTTGAGGTAGTTCAGCTTGGTCAGGTTCGCTATTGCACGCTTAACATCCACTGAGCGGCTTGAGAAGAACTTGCGAAACTCCGCCACCGGGATAGCCAACTCATTACTTGCGGGGTCATACCGCATCTTCAGCTCGCCCTTGGGCATCATGGCTGGTCTTTGCGGCGCGCCGCCTGCTGCGGAATACGGTGCTACCAATGCGTTGTTAATATTCGCATGGATAAACTGAGCCAACGTCTCACGTGCTACCGCCACAGGGTCGCTTACATCGGTACTGTGAACCAACTTACGCTGGGCAATCTCCACCTGCATGTACTGGTAGACACGCTTGATGTCGATGTTGTGCAGACCCAACCGCTGTGAGATGAGCGCGCCAGTAAAGCAAATCGTCAGTAAGCATGAGTAGAAACGGTCACGCTGGTCTAGCTTAAACTCACGGTCAACCTTCTTCTGCATGTCGGCCATCATCTCCATCACTTTGTCCATATTCTGGATGATGTAGTCAATATAGACAGGGCCAGCCACGCCGGAGTTCGTGCTCAGCTTAGAGAACACTGCGTCTATTTCTTCTTTGCTAGCGCCCATATACACGGGTACATCCAACTGCAACACACGGCGCAACTCACCATCAGACATATTCTTGTTCTGCATCAGCATGTCGATTACTGACGAGTTAGAAGAGGTGATAGTAATGTTGCACCAAGTGGTGGTGTTCTGACGCAGGGTGTTGGACTGCGCGTTCATACGGTTCTTACCGCGCCCATCCGTCACACCATAGGCCATGGCCGAAACCATCTCGGGCGTGTCGTTACTAATCTCGTCAATACAGGCCACGATGCTATTCAGCATGCCGACCAAGTGGTTCTTAGATGCCGCTGTATCAATTGGACGAATCAACAGTTCATCAGCCGCGCCGAAAATTGAGTTAGCCACCATCTGTGCCGTTGACTTACCCGCGCCAGACTCTGCGTTGTACAGGTGAACTAGAACGCCTTTAACGACTGGGTGATTCAACAGCTTCAACAAAGGTGAACCAAACCCGCAGAACAACGTGAATGCATGCGCCTCTAGCCCAACTCGGTCGTAGAAGTTGGCAATGGTTTTCCACTCTTCTAGAGTACCGGTTGGCTTGAACGCTGCCGCCATTTGTCTCGTTCCACTTGCGGGGGGAGCCAGTTTTGTACCGCTTGCGGTGTACTCAAGGTCGCCAACAACAAACCCAAGTCTGTCAGAGGTCCAACCCATCTGGTGGCGAGTCCGGTTAGCCGCGTATTGTGACTGCAGGCGGCGCAGTGAGGATGCAAAGTAGGCCATAAGCTCTTGTGTATGTTTTCCGTAAGTAATAACGCCGTTGCGCACTAGCAAGTCACGCAAGGTGTCGGGCTTCATGATGTCCTTGACGGAGCTGTAGAACCGGCGTAAGCCGTCCTTGCGCATGTGCAGGTTGATGCCTACCATCTCGCCTTCGCCGTCCCCATTAGTATCCGAGTCGTAAAACCGTTCAGTTAGATACAGGTCATCTCGGTATATTTCAACCTCCGTCTCGGTCTCGCCGTCAGCGGCTTTAACCTTCTTGAACACACCACCGTTCACACCACGAAAATATGGGTGGCCGTACGAGGGGACGCTAATCTCTCTAGACGCGTGGTCCTCATCTTCCGGTGCGGCAATAGTGTATTCACTTTCCGCAGTGAGCGGAGCTTCCGCAACAGTCTTACCCAGCATCAAAGGCGTACTGACGGTCTGCTTACAACCCTCACACCCAGCGCCATAGTTCTCTTTGTACCAGCTACACAGGTACGGACCTTTAGTCTCTGCTGCCTTCTCTTCCGTGGTCGTTGGCTCGTAGTCTGGGTGCGGACTAGACAACTTGTGGATAGCAATTACGCGGTCAGAGCAACGCGTAGCGATAGACAACGCGGCACGCCACAAAGGCTCCTCTAGCGTAGTTGACTCCCGCAGTGCCCGGTCGATCTGCGCACAGCCATTACCTTTCAGGCTGAGCTTGGCCAACTTCTTAAACGAACACTCAGGGTAGTCCCCAGCCAGTTCGCGTGATGTGTCATCCATGCCGAACATCTTTGCTGCGGATAAATCCACAGGCGGCGTAGGCAGGAGGCCTAACATTGTCTCGACATCTACAGGCTGACCCTGTGAAATGATTTGTACCGGACGGCTCTGGCCGTTCTTAAAATTAGCAGTGCCCGGCAAACGCAAAATACGAGCCGCGTCTGTAGTCACAGAAGGGTCGGCGTGCAAAGCTTGGGTGCTACATAACTGTTTTAGGGAACGGGCCATAGGCTTCCATTCTTCAACAGTCACATCGCGAGTCAGCGGCCAATATACGTGCAGGCCGCCACCAGAATTTACAAGAGTAGGCGTGGGTAATCCCGTTGCCGTAATAAATGCAGAGAGCGCTTTAGCGCCGTCCGCTTGGTCGATGTAGTCTTTCTTAGGTCCGCAATCAATATCAAGGAACAAAGCGCGAAGGAACTGGACATTGGGTAATTTACGCATGCCTTGGTCATCATAAGATGCCATTGCAAAATACGCGTCTACACCCGTAGAGTTATGCCCGTCCGCAACCGCCTCGACTTCCTCAAGGGAATCGTAAAACGTCTGGTGAACCACACCACCGCGAATACCAACGGCGCAATACCTGCCACTCGTAGGTAAGATGGAGCGAAGAAAATCTGTCACATGCACTCTTTCAGAAAAGAGGATAGAAGGGTGGCACTAGGTGCCACCCTTTGGACGACATCACTTGTAGTATCGGGAAACGAATTTCTCAATAGCCGCAAGGTGAAGACGTGAGCGTGGAGCGGAACTACCGGTCAGCCAGTTGTACACGGTCGCCCGAGTAACACCCAACTTATCTGCTACGAACATCACAGGATATTCTTTTAGTAGAAGTAGCGCCGCCAAGGTTTTTACGGGCTCGGTAAGAGCCGCACGTTCCACACGCCGCAAGAAGTGGACGCTATGTCCACGCCCTGAATTAATCTTCATCGTCAGTCAACCACTGGCTCAACACGTCCTCTGCGGCTTTGCCAACTTTCGCTGGCTCTGCTTTTTGCTTTGGACGAATAACCGGCTCGTCTTCTACATCCTCCACTGGCTCTTCCACTTTAGCTTTCTTCGCTACTACTGGAGCTTGCGTGAACGCCGCTGGTAATGCGGGTGCATTGTCTTTCTTAGGAGCAAAGCGCAATTCCAATGCCGCGCGGACATCGTCAGTTGTACTCTGAGCCTTAGCGACATTCCACTCCTGCTCACTCAACGGGCGAACTGCACGGAACTTCAACACTGGCACTGCTTCGCTTGTATCAAAACGAGCTTCGGTAACAACGCCTGTGATTGGAATACCGTGACCGGACAAGAATTTACCGTACGCTTGTAGTGGCATCTTGTCGCCATCAGGACGACCAAACAAAGACTTAGCCGGAACCGTCAGACGGTACACATTGCCACTGATGTCGTTTTCTAATGTCACCGCGATACGTTTGCTGAATCGGCATGCACGCGCTTTGCCTTCGCCTGAACCTTCGATGTTTTGCGGGCATGTACCGCAGTTAACACTTTGGCGAGACTCGGCAGCCACTTCTTCGTTGGGCACGATACCTTCAGAAGACCAGCATGATGGGCGGATGTCCTTGCCTTCTTCGTACTTCTCAGCGTAGAACGTACGCTGTGTACCTTTACTAGTCGCGATAATGACCATAGACATCGAACGCTCTTCGTTCTGCCCGACTTGTTCACCACCAACCATCATGCGCCATACACCACCTCTAATGGAGATGCTCTTACCGCCGGAGTTACCAGCAAGTTCGCGGGTCGCCTCATCAGCGACGTTACGGAGGTAGTCAGGGATTACTGAACCGGACTGAAACAGACTAATATTACTCATGGTATTTCCTTTAAACAAGTTTTAATTTGCACGCGAACGAGTGACCGTAACAGCATAACGTGAGACTACGTTAGTACCTTCGGGCAGCAAGTCTGGGCGCTGGTTTATGAATTCTGCGAAAGCGGTTTGGCTGAGTCGTCTCTCAAGAAGTTCGGGTACACCGTGCTCCTTAACAAACTCATACATCCGTCCCCAGTCGCTCGTGTCATAACGGGTTTTGACCGAACGCTTGAAAGAACCGAACTCGGTCTTCCCGCCATCTTGGCCAGTATCTTTACACAACTGCAGAAGCTCTTGCTCAATTACATCGAGCTGTACCTGCAGAACATCAATTATTTTTTTAGCTTCCGTTTCGGCTTCGCGCTTTGCGTCCCGAATCTTAACGTAGGCTTTTATCAGCTTCTGTACGTCCATTCTCTTTCTCCTTATAGGTATGAGCGGGGGCTCACATAAAGCAGTGTTTTCATCCACCAACACTACGGCGCTAACCCGTATCTCCCCCGCCCATGAATCAAATTATACACTGTCAATCCTTTGAGTCAAGGACTTTCTATTTCTTGTTTGTAAAGTTCTACAAGGTCCATGTGCATGTCGATCTTTTGCCCCAACATAACGTACATCCGCTTCTCTACAGGCGACCCTTGCAGGTGGGTGACTGTAACCTTATTCTTCTGCCCTTGGCGGTGTGCACGCGAATTTGCTTGTAAATAAATCTCGGTGGAGCTTACTGGACCCCACCACACTACTTGGTCAGCGCGAGTCAACGTGATACCGTGCGCAGTCGCTTGCGGAACCATTAACAAGATACGCACGTTGTCTTCGGTTTGAAAGTCCTTAATAATCTCGGCTCGGTTCGGTGCTGATATTCCCCCGTGGATTGTGGCTGATGTATACCCTGCCGCACGAATCTTATCTTCCACCAACGTCAACGCGTGGCGATACGGTATAAACACCAATACCTTCTGGTCGGTTTGGTCGATCACATCCACCAGCGCCTTGAATCGGTTAGCCACATCAAACTCCACCACGTCCCTATCGTCCGTATACACCGCCCCTTGTGAAATCTGCAGCAGCTTGTTCAGCATCGACGCGGCGTTCACTGCGGTAATCTCAGCGCCAGCGGCTAGCGCCACCATTTGCTGCTTAATGTTTGTGTAGTACTTACTCTGCTGGGGGGTCAATGGTACATCTCTAACCGAGTACAACAGGTCAGGCAGGTCTAGGCACTCTTCCTTAGTGAACCGAATCGCTGGCTGTAAGGCTTTATGTACGACGGCCTTGGAGTCCTGCTTTGGCACCCACTTGTACTGCGTAATCTTAACCATGACTTGATCCCGAAACTTTCCATAGAACATCGGCACGGTGCTAGGGTTAACCAGCTTGGCCAGACCATACGCATCAAGCGGTGACTGAGAGGCCGGTGTGCCCGTCATAAGCCACAACCTAGTAGTTGGGTCCGTCAGCGCCGCGATCGACTTCCAGCGGTCTGTCTGCACGTTCTTAATGGCGTTGGCTTCGTCCACAATAATCAAATCAAACCCGCCCGCCTTCAGCTCCTTCTCGACTACCTTCACACCGTCAAAGTTGATGATGACAAATTCGTAGTCCTTGCTGAGGACTGCCTTGCGTTGCTCCCTACTGCCCTGCGCAATAGCACATGAGCGGTGCATGACAATCTTGAACAAGTCTGAGCGCCACGCGGTATCCATAATAGATACGGGGCAGACAACCAGTACCCGTTTGATTAGCCCCTTGTTCATCAGGTAGTCGGCAGCCCATGCCGCCGCAGCGGTCTTACCCGTACCCGCCTCGTTAAACACAAAGCAGCGGGGGTGCGTGGCTAAGAAAACCGCGGTGTCCCTCTGGTGATCGAACGGGGTGTACATACCGGGCCACTTGTACCGTCCCAGAATGGGATGAGGTACATCTTTGATGCCGAGGTTACGCAGAATCCGCATCTCGTCCAAGTCCCAATGAACCATGACTTTTGATACGCCATCGTTCTCGTCAAGGATGTGGCTCTTAGGTATGAGCGCAGTGATTTGTGACGCCTTCCGTGTATTAAACACGAGCGCCCTGTCTTGCAGGATTTCCATATACCACCAATATAACAAACACACAAAAAGGGCCCGGAAGCGAACTTCCGGGCTAAATTCCAACAAGGATAGAACCGTCGGCGGAGAAGGCCGACAACTAATCTTACCCTACCTATCGCCGCAGCGTTAGGATTTTTTAGTTTTAATCGCCCCTGTTTTGGTACGGGGGAAACTCCGATTGACATTCTTACTTACAGCGCGTAGGTTACTCGCGGCGGTTGAACCGCCCTTTGACAACGGCTTCTTATGGTCTACGTCCATGCCGTCTCCCTTGGAGACTCGGCCTTTCTTCATCAACTGACTGCGGGCAGAGTTTCGCTTGGCGCGATTCTTCTTCTGGTCCGGGGTGCCTTGGTACTTGTCGTACTCGGCACGGTAATCTCTTTTAGCATTAGCCATGGTTTTCACAAGATTCAACTGGGCAAAATCTGCACAGCGCGGAAGCGCGAGGATTCCATACCCCGTGCGTCAATGCTGCGTTGATACCGTCCGCTCTGCCTGCCCACTTTGACAGAATCTCAGGTAGTTCTGCCCTAGTGTACTTGGCTTTAATGACATCGCCAACTACCAGAAACAGCAGTGCCCCCTTGACAACTTGGACTTCCGGGTGGTGCACAAACGTCATGGCCGCCATCAACTCCAACTGCCCCTTGTCTGCATACTTGCTTGACTTCCCGGTCTTGTAATCCACAACAAAAGCGGTCTCCTTAGCATCATCTACCAACAGGTAGTCTGGGACACCTCGGAACCACGCATCAGCCGCAAAGAAGTCTGTGGGGCGAAAGTTAGCGGTAATAGCCATCTTGCGTTCGCAGTACACGATTCCTTCCATATGAGCCAGCGGCTCGGCAAACTTTTGGAACTGTGCGAACTTGGGGGGTATCGCTACCCCGTCCTGCACGTAGTCCTCGAGTGCTTTGTGTACGGCAGTACCGTACAGCGTAGCGTCAGTGTCTTTCGATTTAAACTGTTTGAGAATCCGAACCGTATGAAACCTGCGAGGGCAGCCCTCAAAATCTTTAATTGAGGAATACGAGTGCACGAGTGCCATAGAAACAACCTGTAGTTCTTTGAGTTTTATAGTATAACGCTATCCGCCATAGCTATCCCCTACATCTGATTCACACCCAAGGGGTAATCCTTTGGCCCAGCTTGGCTGCCACGACATGCACGTCTCAATGTGCGCCTTCGCTTCTTCCTCCTCCTCGCGCTTAGCCAGCGCCCCCACCGAGTCGTGTACGGTTAACGCCACCTTATACCGCTGAGCAACACGCAGCATCTGCTCGGCCACTACGCAACGGGCTACTGCTTGGGTAAAGTTTTCCACGATTTTCCCGCCGTATATGTACGTCTTGATACCCTTGGACATATACGTCCACTGGTCGCGTCCTTTCTCCTCGTCAAACGCCTTCGCTAGACCCGGGTACTGGACAAATAGCCCACTAGGCAACGTCAGTCCTGAGCCCGGCACCGCATTAATAACGCCCGGTACATCAACCTGAAACGTCTGCCCCATGCGTAGCGCCTCCAACGCCTCGTCCGCTTTGTACCATAACTCTTTTATGCGAAAGTTCGATGCGCGGTATGTATCAATCATGCGCTTGGCTTCTTCTAACTCGACCGTAACCCCCGCCTGCGTCTTCAAGAACGCCTGTAGCTTGTGATGCCCAACGCCAAAACCGGCACCGAGAATAACCACCTTGCCTACCTGACGCTGCTGCTTATCTATCTTTTCCCGAGGAGTGTCGTAGATTGCCTCCGCCATAATTTTGTACACGTCTTCCTTGTTAGTAAACGCCTCAATCAAGTCTGTCTGGCCAGCTAGCCACGCCAAGGTACGAGCTTCAATCTGAGCCGAGTCGCAGTCAATAAATACATAGCCTTCGGGCGCTCTGATCGCCTGCTTAATCTTCTTCGCGTTAGCCCCCCGGCTCGGCAGGTTCTGCAGGTTTATCTTATCCTGACCCGACCACCGCCCGGTGTGCGCACCGTAGTACCGCAATGGAACTGGGAACGCGCCTCGGTCAGCCATGTCAATAAATCGCTTGGTACGTGTCTCCTCAATGGTGGACTTGTTACCTAAACGTGCCGCAACAAGGGACTGAATACGGTCATCCTCATGCTCCGTCAACGCCTGAAACTCCTCGTCTGTCTTGGCGAACGCGTATGTTTGCTTACCTGTGGTCGGGCTGGTTTTCATTGGCGGCTCTACACCGTAGTTCTCCAGCAGTGTTGCAAACTTCGGGTTGGACATGAGCAACTTCTTAACGTCCTCGTCCTCATCCGCTTTCAGGATTCTACGCACACTATCCAGTAGCAATTCCTTGCGCGCCAGCACGTCATCGTAGTGGTCTATCAAGTGCTCCTTATCTAACACCAACGCAGGTTCTGTAAACATACGCAGGGTTAAGTCGATGAGCTTTAGCTCCTTCTTGGGGAACCCCATCTCCATGTAGATGTTGAACAAGCCATACGTCAGCGACACATCATTGCAGCAGTAGGAACCGTACCTCGCCAGCTCCTTCGCAGTGAAGTCATCATAGTGTTTACCCAGCGCGTTCAGAACCTCGTCGCCTTTTACCCCGATACGAAACCGCTCTGCCTGTTTAGCTAGTGAGTGCGCCCGCTCATGTGGGTACAACGCGCGAGACATACCCAGTGTGTCCGCCCATGCCATCGGCTTGATGCCGTAACGCCACGCCATGATTGCCCCATCGAACGCGGTGTTCTGCGCCACGACCATCGCATCAGACCAATCAATACTGGCAAGGTGGGCGGCTACTTCATGCTTGGGGAACCATACTGGCGGCTCGTTGTTAATCTGTGTCGCTACCCCAATCGTCTCGAACTGGGAAGAGCGTACGTACTCTTCGGTTGTTAATTTGGTGAGACTAAACTGTCGGTCGTAGTACGTCTCAAAGTCAATCGTTATTAGCTTCATCTAGAATCTTCTCGTAAGGGTGATAGTTGTGCACAGCGTTATGGATGTCAGCGAGGCACGTGTGCAGGTAGTCAAGGTTCTTCTCGTTAATAACGAGGGCCAAGCCGCCAGCCTTATCAATCTTTCGCAGGCTGAGTACTTGGATACCTGTTGGTTTGTTGTAGCCAGCTTTCGCCTCGATTCCAATGAACCGGCCATCAAGGCAGGCGAGTATATCTGGGGTTCCGTTTGCTGCGTACATACCACCGATGTAGTTTACGGCGTATGCGCCAGCGTCTTTAAGCGCTTTGTGTATCTTCGCTTTTACTTTGGCTTCGGGTGTTGCGGCCATGAGTTCTCCTTTGTTAGGGGTGGGGGGATATGTAGATTCGGTGCCCCCCTCACCGTGTGGAGAATGGAGCTACTTGCAAAGATCACTGTCTATGTGGACAAGTAGCACCCCCAAAACATGTTCGCATCTACAAGGCTTGCATGCGTTGGGCAGATTTTCACCACATAGACTGAACCTCTTCTAACTTTTGCATGTAGTGTTTGGTCTTGCCTGCATCGTCTGTGCCTGCCTTACGTCCGGCGCGCAGGCTGTACTTGATGATGTTGCCCTTTAGGAACCCAACGAATTCGTCGTGCGTCAGCACCGCTTCCATTACAGCCCACGGCTGTACCGCCATCTCTGTGTAGTGCGAACCGCCGTGCTGTATATCATCGGCGCCACGGTATAAGGCGTCAGTAAGAATCTTTGTCGTCATGGGGGGTCTCCGGTTTGTGTGGGGTGGGTAGCGCAAGGACGCTCATTAAGGCTCGTCGCAAGATGCCGTTTTCTTCCCTTAATTCCGCTACCAAAAAATCAAGCTCGCGTTCTGTTTCAGTCATCGTCGTCGTCCTCATCGCAGTACATATCTTCGAACTCAAGGTATATAGAGGTCAAAGCGCATATGACGCTCGCCATCTCTAAATTTTCGCGCATGGCAACGTGCGCCAATGCGGTAAGGAGGACGTTCACCTGCTCATCACCCGCTCCCGACACACCCAACGTGAGGGTGATCTTGCGGTGTGCTGACTCCCTAGCAGCGGGTGTTACGTTTAGCTCGCGGCGGTGTCCGCTCATATAAACCCTTTAGTGTGTAGCCAAGGCCCACAGGAACCCTGTGGTGGCTGAAATAATCATAACCGCAATTAGCGTCAATCCGAGTCTATATACGTCAATCATGTGTTCTTCTCCTTATTTAAACACCACTAGGGCAGATGGAAATGGGGCGCTGTTCTTGTGCCCCCCAAACTTTAAACGCCCTTTTATGAAAGTCACATCGCCGTGTATGGCGTAGTCGTGCCACCACCTAGTATCGGTTCGTGCGGGGACAAGGCAAACGACTACCGTGCCACTGCCAGCAGACTCCTTAGCCTTCTTCATCCACTTACCGATCTCTCTGCCGTATGGCGGGTTCATCCAACACTTACCAACCCAATGCTGGCTCAAACCGTCATCTTCTTTTGTGAAGTAGTCGGGGCACTTTGCATTTTTAGGTGTAGCGCACACGTCTAGGGTGAAAGGCCCGAACAGTTTGTCGTACTCATCAAAGAACGCTTGGGGGGTTTCCCATAAGTCGGTGGTACTAGTCATCAACCCTTTGTTTATTTTGGTCATGTGTTCTTCTCCTTTGGGGGTACGGGGGTCTGCGGCTTCATAGCGTCTGCATACCCACGCTCATACTCTTTGCGTAGCAGTTCTTCGGGCTCCCACGGTAAGGGCGTACCCGCGTGTTTGTATGCTTCGGCACGCCACATGGACGCGCTCAGTTTATATCGTTCGCAGTCGTTGCAAGTCATTTCTTTCTCCTGTGATATTTATAAAAAACGTGAAACCCAATTACTTCAGTCATTTCCAACCTGCCCGCCCACTGCGGGTAAACAGCTATTGTGTGGTAGTGCGTTGACTTTCTCGTGTTGTCCTTCAATCGACCCGCTATCGCCCTTGCCACGACTCGTTGCACTTTCTGTGTGTACGCCACCAGCTTTGGGTTCCGCGCTCTGTAATCGTTAGCCCAGCTAAACTGTTTGCTTTGATACACAACTTTGCAGATAGAATTCGGCCAGCGCTTACTTGCGACTCGGTTTAAGACTACGTTAGCTACCGCCCTGATACCCGCCAGACTTTCGCCACGTGCTTCGTAGTGCAGATTGTCAGCCAAGCATTTTGCCTGCTTGCTGTACGGCACGGCCATTACTGATGTTGGTAGCATCAACAAAGCCAGTAGTAACTTAAACACTGCCTCTTGCGCGCACGCCGTCGGCGCACCAGTTGGCGGCAACCATCTCAGGAGCATCGTCTGCGTGTCTGTAACGGGCCACGATTTCGTCACACACCTTTGCACATGCCTCTCGTTCTGCCTCAATCTCACGTTGCATATACTCAACCATAACCGTACCAAACTGGCTGGGCTGGTTCTCAGGGTCGGTGATCAGTTGCATCATTGCCTCACGCGCCTTTGCAATAACTTCTTCGCTGTTCATTTGTTCTTCTCCTGTAGTTTGGCTTCAATGGCTCGGGCGAAGGAGTACATTTCGCGAGTCTCTTGATACCCCGCAGTGTTGTGTATCTGTTCATCCGTTAGCCCTACCCAAGGCTTATGTACCTGCGCTTTTGTGGCAACGTAATCCGCACACAACTCTTCCATTGACATGGTACGCGGGTCAGTCCAGCCCATTTTGTATTGCTCGGTCATGTCTTACTCCCTGCTCTGATTGCAACTCGTTCCATCGCGTCGCCGTAGCTCATACCTAATGCTTTGTCTATCAACAACAAAGACGAATCAATGATTTCGTCGTAAACGCCGGGTTCTACTTCTTTGATGACATTCAGCGTAATCTTTGCGTCTTCCAACGCTTCAATGTCTGCACTGCTTACTTGGTACAGCAAGTCAATATCTTCTTGGATGGTGTCAAAGTACGGTTTGATGGGCTTGAGTGGTTTTAACCTATCAAACATTCTTTGACCAAGTTCGTAAAACTCTTTATCTTTACCCGTGGTGTTGTCGATGGTCATGTGTTACTCCTCATCGTCCAAGAACTCTTGTCGCTCCTCAGCGGACATCTCAGCAAGGGTCTGAAAGTGGTTCTCACCGCAGCATTGAAACCGTGCCTTCTCTTGTCCGCAGTAGCAACAGTACTGTGTACCGTCTGCCATCATCTCTTCTTGTGTCATGTTTGCCTCGCTACGTATTCGTGTTGGAGCCAAGCCAGCGCTCCGAGTTGTTGATAAACATCTTGATGATAGTCACACCACACCGCCATCCGCAGACCGTCGTTGGTGAAACCTGTACCGATAAACGACTGTAGTTGACCACTCTCTGCCATCTCCAGCACATTTTTAATGGCGTCGACTATATCCTGATTCGGCTTGCCGGGCTCAAGCTCGGTTCCGCTTAGGGTAACTACGTTGGTCATATGTTCTTCTCCTGTATGGGCGTCGCCCGTTTATATTTAATCTCGTCATGCACAATCTTGACGGCTCGTTCCATGTCTCGGACTGTGATGACCTCAAGCTGTGCGTCGTGCAGTTCCATGGCCGTGTTGAGCGCGTCCATCTCAGCGGCTACTGGTACAAACTTGTTAGCCTCTACACCTCTAGCACCCACCGAACGCAACGCCCGCAATCCCGCATCAACAACCCCACGGTACTCTTCGCCAAACCCGAGTCGCCACAAGGACTCCAT